TAAATTATCAATATCATTTACTACGAAAAGTTTATCTTTTGGGATACATATTAACGCACCCTTTTGCTTGTCTACTTGCGCCTTGAAGACGCCATAAAACGCCCTGAGAGCATCATCGTCTTCTTCGTGCATCCTACTAGTATAATATTCATTACATGCAACTTTAAACATAGAATTAAAATCTAAAGAAATAGACAGAAACTTGGTATGTGTACTATTAAATTTATTCGTTATTGTTCTATAGATTTCAGGGTTATCATAAGGTGAATCTAGTATCAATCTAGGATGTGTATTAAACAATACCTTAGTTGGTGAAAGTGAATCAAAATGAGGTTGAAAATCTAACCATATTTTATGCGATAGCATATAGTCTGTATAGTTTTCAACATGTTCATATCCGTTTCCTCTTAGGCCTAACGCATATCTATTTCTTCTTACTATTGCTTTATCTGTTTCCCAATATCTATCATGTTCATCCATAGTGGCATAGTTATCATAATAACCTTTAACAGAGTAAGAAATTATACCAGATAAGTAATCACCATAAGTTCCAGCGAAATATTCTAATAAGTGTGTTTGTTGATTTAATTTTTTTGGTATATGGTGTTTCATGTTTCCCAAGGAAATGTTATCCAATTGTCATCTTCTGAGTATAGTTCTTCATAATAATAATCAGTATCTACAATAGAATTTGGATCCATAATAAGTGATGCAAACTTAACATTATCGTGCCAAATGTTTTCCCAAGTTAACGTATCGTTAGGTAAGCAACCAGCTTTCCAATCATTCATGAGCCATGCAAGAGCATCACCGCCACGATTGATATCGTCAATAACTAATATGTTTTTTTGCTTATCTTTGTAACCAAAGGCATCTTCTGCCATCCAGCAATTACTTTCTGTATTTTCTTCAAGTCCATCTGCACCAAGTTGTATTGAAAGTGTATGCATTGGAATGTTAGTCATATGAGATAACATAACCGCTGGTACTAACCCACCACGTGTTATACCAACAATATAATCAGGTCTCCATTCACTTTCATACATTTGCATTGCAATGTGTTGAATGCCTTTTTCTACTTTAGACCAATCATAATTAATCTTCTTCATCTTCATCCTCCGGTCCTGGTGAATTCAAAAATGCATCTGCGATTTTATATTGCTCATATATATCTGCAAGTACTTTATATTTTTCTAAAGTCTTTTCATCAGGCTTTTGTAAAACTTTTAATCTTTTTGAAATATCATCTACTTGTTCAATGACTTCGCTCATTTTTCTTTCTTTGCCATTAACTGTCACATGCAAATCTGGATCTACATCTTCAAACGTGTACCCACTTCCGCCTAGTGTCAAACTAGAAGGTGAACTACTATATGTATAATCTGGCAACGTGACAGTAGTTGGAGAAGTCGATGTAACTGTCAAATCAAAAGTAGAATCGCTTAATATAAAATCTTCATCGACTCTTTGTCTTTCTAATTCTTCTTTTTTCCAAGTTTGTATTTCGTCAAATTCTTCCAGTAATTCTTTTTCCATACTTCCACTAATTCTTCTAGTCACAGTTTTGCCTCCATCTGGACTTTCATAAATATATTTTTTATCATTCATTTTTTTCCTCGACTTTTCTTAACGACCAACTGCCATCAGAATTTTCTATCCATTCCAACTCATCTTCATCGCTCCAGCCTAAACTTTTGATAACATCTTGTGGTAATACAAAATAACATTCTTTTGTGTCAGGGTCTTCTTGTATTTCTACCACTCTTGATGTTGCATGTGATACTTTTTTAGTTGCCATTACCGTTTCCCTTCTAAAAACTTTAAACGCTTTTCATAACGTTTGTTTTGTTCTAATAGATCCATCACTTGCGACTGCAAGACCTTTAGTGTCCTATTAGTTTGGTCTAAGGTATCTTTCAAACTATCTATTTTTTTAAATAGTAATTCATCTTTTGGGTTCATATTTTTGCTGTCTCCAAAACTTGTTTTACAAAAAGAACATCTTCGTTCCTAACTTGAAATTTTCTTGACCAAAATGTAGGTTCAAGATATTCATTAATCAAATTCAACTCATGGTCATTAAAACTATTTAAAAGTTCAGAACCAGAAGCAGAATTAAAAATAATCCAAGGGCTAATGCGTCCTGATTTGATCCAGTGTATAGCACGTGGCTTACTAATCTCCCTAAAGAATACATTATACGGTCTATCATTTTCCATTCCCCATTGTTGCATCAATAAAATGCCTCTTTCAACTGCACGTTCGGCAGTCTCTTTCTTATTTAGTTCTCTAATGTATGTCTCATACACTGCATCAGAGCACCATTTATCTAACTTGACTCCACTTGTTATAACAAAATCTATAAACTTTTCTGGGTCTATTGCATTTACGTCTATAATATATTTACCAAATTTTGTAAATGCAGTATAGTAACTACTCTTTGCAAAAGATTCATATGTTCTTTTCTTGCTACCCACAGCCTGTGATATTTCGTAAAATCTGTTATAAGCTAAAAATCCTAATCTAACATACTTAGAATCCTTATTTGTAAATCTTCTTTTTTGTTCGCACATATGAGCGATAAGAGTTTTCTCCCTCTTAAAACTTCTATTACAAAATTTACATTCAAACATCTATCATTACTCTTTCTGGCGGACCCGAGAGGATTCGAACCTCTGACCTCCTGTTTCGTAGACAGGCATTCTATCCAGCTGAACTACGGGTCCGTTCGGTTTAATAGCTATTGGCTTCTCCGTCTGCTTCAACGGCTTGCACACCGCCATGGATTTGCCAATTGCAACCCTGTGACTCATAACCTTTTTCTTCTAAAAACTCATATCGGGATTGCCATTCTTCGCTTTCCAATTGAGCATCATAGTCTTCTTCTAGTTTTTCTTTATCTTCATCAGACCATGCGTTATCGCCACTTCCATAAAAAACAAAGTCTTCTGCACAACCATCAAATGAGTCAATCATTTCGATATTTTCATAATCTTCGAAATCCCATATCTCACCATCTTCGCCTAAAGACGATTGTAAGTATTCGCATTCTTCTTCGTTTGTTATAGTAATTCTAAATGTACCATTACGCCACAATATTTCTGTGTTAAGTGCTTTTCCACTTTCATGTCTAAACATTTCAATCTCTGTTAGACTTTTCTTAAAATAAGCATTAATATCATATGAGCCGCCTACTTTAATTTCAGTTACTTCTTCACTCATCGCTCACGCCTTTCACTGCATTTACAAGTTCTTCTACTCTATCTTCTAATACACCAATAGTAGTATGTAGATGTCCGGTCGCTGTTGGTTGAATTCTTTCTTGCAGTATGCCAATTTCTTTTTGTAATACTCTAATTGTGTTTACTAATTCATCATTTGTCATTTCTTTTTCCTTTTTTTAGTTTTACCAAAAATGTCTTCAAACTCTTTATCGCTCATTCCAGTATCTCTTGCCATTTGTTTTATATCATCATCAGAATTCAACTGTCTAAACAATTCAATTTCATCGCCTTTCATATGAGGGTATGTTTGTGCTATAAACTGGGTAACTGTATCTTTCTTAATACGAGAATTTGGTGGTTTGATATATTCATGAAATTGTTTTTTTGCCAGTTGATGTTAAACAAAATAACTTCCACATCAAATCTTCATGCTTATATAAATCTGTGTAATTCTTATTTACAAATTCATTTGTATTAAGTAACACTTCATCTTTGTCTTTTCCTTTGGCACTACTTGCATATCTAAGAAACAACCAGCTTGAAAACGTCTTCTTTTGTTCATCCGCAAGGTTGGAATACCAATCAAAGTCTCTGCGATCCATCGCACTGAGCATATCCTTTAGTGGTATTTTGTCTGCCATTTTTACTCCTTAGAAAAAATCATAACTGTTTAATACGTCTGGAATTCTATTTAAGTCTTTAACGAAATATGCACACTTTGGTTTAGGACCATGCTCTAATGGTATAACTAATATATGTCCATATTTTAGTTTTGGAAAAAACCATTTTACATCTGCAAATACGTTGTTAACTTTAATGTCTTCCCACCCCATTGTAAAGCCTGCGAGAGGATTTGTCAAGATAGTTTGAAAGGATCTTTCATTAATACTTGTCAATGGAATAAATTCTAATTGTCCTAAGTCAGGATCTCCAATTAAAATATTCCAATCTATTGGCATTTCTATTGTCCAAGGGCCGATACTTAAGTTAATACTAGGTGCGTTAAATGTTTCAATAAACACTAATGGAATAAAAAAGAAGTCTGGTTCATTCTTATCTGTTACATCCATTACGCAATATCTTATGTCTTCAATTTCATTTTCTGGTAGACTGTTCATTTCATAACAGTGATTTTCTGGTGTTAAAATTTTCATTAATAATTTACCTTATCTATTGTAAAAGGATACTCTGCATCCTTATAATATTTTTTACGTTCTGTTAAATGGCGTCTACTGAATTTACATCTACTTGTTACATCCCAAACATTCACAAAGTCTTTATCTTTTGCAATACGCACGCCTCGTCCTATAGACTGTATTACACGTACAAAACTTTTGCCTGGTTCAAGCAATACCAGATTGAATATTCTTGGAATATTAATTCCCACCGCGGCGACACCGTAAGTCGCAATAGTTATTGAATTTGTTGCTTGATTAATTTCATCATATGCATCTTTTCTATCAACTACTTTCATTGATCCCTGAACGAATTCAGAACCATCTAATAGTTCTTGTAACATATTTCCGTTACTAATTCTACCAGTTAAAACTAATGTATTGCCTGATTTAGATATATCCTTAATCATATTTGCCACATACTGCATACGTTTTTTATCTTCTAATAAAAACTTTAGTTCGCTTTGATAGTCACCATACTCTGCTGTTTCGCACGTTTGTACAATATTAACATGACACTTAGCAAGTACCCCTTGGTCTTGTAACTCTTTGGCCGCTAGTTTATTGATAACTTGTCCCAATGAACTTCTCAATGAAGCTGATTCCCAATCACTCTTTGGTATAGTTCCAGTCAAGCCCCAACGAATAGGAACATTCGAAAATACACCAGTTAGTAATTCTTTGAGTACATCTGCCTTTGCCTGATGAACCTCATCGACCATAACACAGATTACGTCTTCAATAAATTCCTGTATATTCGCTTCACCTTTTTTAGATTTTTTCAATAGCGAATTCAAACTTTGCCAAGTACAGATTGTGTGCGTTTTTCCTATATCTTTCTTATCACCAAAATACACACCCACGTCCAATCCACAGTTTTCATAATCTTCAAATGTTTGCCTTACCAAATCCTTATTTGGTACAATCACAATACTACGACCATAAATTTCTACTATCTTAGATAAAGTGGCTGTTATAATAGTCTTTCCTGCGCCTGTGGCGACCTCTTGTAAGCATTGTGGATACTCTATGAACTTATTGACAATATCTACCTGATAGTCTCTTAAAATGATGTTTTCGCCCTCTGCTACATGTCCAGTTGGCCATACAGTATCACCCCAATAATCTTCCGATACTTTTGTGAATTCCAAAGAGTGCGTTTCTCTGTTATCTTCAATTTTTACTTCATACCCATTGTCCATTATAACTGGCAATACATCATCAAGTAAATTTAAAAATGTTCTACCACCAACATCGCAGAACCTCACTGTACCATCCCAACGTCCTAATTTAAATGCTGGCATATGATACGCATGTGGCAAGAAAAACTTTAACTTGTCAGAACACTTCCTACGAGTAGCCGGGTCGAGTCCTTCTAATTTAATGTTTACTTCATCCTTGATTTTAATGATACATTCTTTCATCTATTAATCCATATAATCCGAATACATATAATTTAAATATGCATGGCCATCTTCTGTTAATCTTTCTGGCGTCCAAGCTGGATTAAATGTGACTTCTACTTTACAGTCATTAATACCATCTACCGCCGTTGCCGCATCCTTCACATCTTGTACAATGATATCTGCCGCTGGACAGAATGCACTTGTCAAACTCATAGTGATATCGCAGTAACCTGTTCCTACTACTACATCATATATCAGTCCTAGATTATATACATCACACCCCATTTCAGGGTCATGCACACCTTTGAGATTTTCTATAATCTTATTTTTTGTTTCTTCTACATTCATTATGATTTGATTATAGCATGTTTCGAAAGAAAATGCAATAGTATAAATGAAAAAAGACGATACTAGGCGAGTGAGAGAAACCTAGTACCGTCTCGGTATAACTAAGATGGCTCTTAGTTAACTGTTGTAGCTTTATGCCGCTCGTTTCATACAAGTGGTCTCAGCTAAACTCTTCCATCTGTCTCCTGACTTAGACATATTTCTAAGGTCTGCAATTTTCTGAGCCATTCTCAAAGAAACTTCTCTCAATTTCTTTTGATTTTCAACCATGAAGTCAATAATTTCAACTTCCTGTTCCTTGCTCAAACCTTTAGTATCAAATAGACCACCGTCTCTCGCAATCTGTTTAATTCTCAAGATTTTATCTCTTGCAGTGTCCATAGTCAAATCAAGATAGTGACACCTTGAAAGAATTGCTTCCAAGTGGTCTTTGATTTTGTTACCTTTAACTTTATCAAATTTCAAGTTAGTGATAAAGATAACTGAACCTTTGAATTCGAAAGTATCAGGAACACCTTCCCTTCTTAAGAAATGTGAGTCAGAGTTCCAAGAAATCTTCCTCTTCTTACCGCTATCAAGTGCGGCCTTAAGAATGTTTAGTGCATCCTCATTAAAAAGAATACTATCACAATCGTCTAGTACTACGATACTCTTTGGATCAGAGTATTTGTAAAGTGTAGAGTAAAGACCAATCGCAGACATTGTACCTTTTACAAAAGTATGTCTAAGAGGC